TCACTTTCGTACCAGGCTTTTGACCCACCAGAACGGGTGAAATACGCCATACCAGAACCCTCGCCACACCGCCGAGCGCGGTAGCCACTGACGCCATTGCCGCCACCACGGCAAGAAAGTCACCTCATATTCGGTGCCGGTGCCGTTGCCATCGTCAACCGTCGCCACCGACCCATCGCTGAACTCAATCGTCATGCCCTTCATGTCGAAGTTCGGCGGCGTAACCATCGTCATTTTCGATTTTTCGATCATGCACTGATCTTCGCCATCGCCGCCCATTCCTTCAAGTGCTCCGGGCTCAAGTGCGCGTACCGCTCCACCATCGCGGGGCTCGCCCAACCGCCAAGCGCCTGAATCGCATACTTTGGCGCCCCGGCTTGCATCAGCCAGCTCGCCCACGTGTGCCTGAGGTCGTGGAACCGCAATCCCTCAAGGCCGGCTTTCCCGCGCGCTTTACGCCAAGTGCGTTTGCCGAAAGACTGCATCAGCGGCTTGCCCTCATAAAGGAACACCCGCTCCTGGCCGGCGAGGCGGGGTATGGCGCGCAGTACCCGCACCGCTTCGGGCGACAGCGCGATGCCCACGGCACGGCCTCCCTTCATCGACAGCGACCCCACCCACAGATGCGCGCGCTCTAAGTCCACGCGGCCCCAGACGAGTTCGCGGATGTTCGCGGTGCGCAGGCCCGTGAGCACGGCGAACTCGGCGATCGGGCGCATGTGCGGCGGCAGCGCATCCCGAAGGCGCGCGAACTGCTCACGGGTAATGAAGCGCGGCTCGGCATCCTTCAACTTCGGGATCGTGATTTTGGGCGCGTACTGGATCCAGCCCCAGGTCACCGCGGCGCGCAGAATCGCGCGCAGCACCGCCATGTAACGATTCACGGTGGCCGGCGCGCGGCCGTCGAGGAGCTTTTTGCGGGCGGCTTCGATCACGTCTGAGTTGATGGCCGAGAGCGGCAGGCGCGCCATGCCTAAACTCAACCAGTCGGTTATTTCCTTATCGCGATGCCTGGTCGAGGCGCGCGCGGTGCGCTCGGACTCCCAGCGCTTGACGGCCTGCGCCCACGTGCCGGTGCGCTCGCCTAGCCGGGTTTCCCGCCAGATACGACCTTGAAGCCTTTGCTCGTATTCTTCGGCGCACTTCCTGTCCGACGTGCCGGTAGATTGCTGAATGCGTCGACCGCCGAGCGTGAATCGACACCAGTAGTGACCGGAGCCGGAGCGTTTGTAGAGGGACATGCGTTACCCGCCTCGATGTGAGCCAGCAGCTGCCGGCGTGAAAAGCGCCACAGCTTGCCATAGCGCCGCCCGGGGATCATGCCGCGGCTTGCCATCTGGCGCACCGTCGGCGGCGTTAAGCGCAAGAATGTGGCCGCCTCCTCGACGCTCATGACGTCGTCGTTCACGTCGGATTCCTCGGGTAGTTCGTCACACTAACGTTGGCGTTCACGGTTGATGTGTAGGGAGGCGGCGGGATGGGTTGCCAATACTGGGGCGGCAACAGCCAATTCAGTTGGTGGCTCCAATTGAGACCGGTCCAAAATATGGTGAAGTAATACCATGCGGCAACGCCGTCAAAATCGACCACGGTGCAGACAAGGATTTGCGTGCCGTCCCTGGGCGCGGAGTCCATCGTTTGCCAGCCGTTCAACGCCGCGCGCTCGCTCACATCACCCCCCCCAACCGCTCAAGCAGCGCCCGCGCCCGCTCAACCCGCGCGCTGGCCGAGGCCAAGCTCACGTCCTTGGCGGGGTCGGTGTAGTCGACCAGATCGCGCAGGGCGGCAATCAGCTCTGTGCGTTCGGTAAGCGCTTGGTCGCGCTCAAGCTCGACCGCTTCGACCGCGCAGCGCGTAGAGCGGGTGCAGGGGTGGCCGTGGTAGCAGGCGCAAGAGGCGCGGTGGGTCATGATAGGTCACTGTGTTTGATGTAAACTTCAGCCGTCCATCGGTAGCTCAGTATCCTGGCATACACAAACCAGGCACCGGCAGGTGTGGTAGAGCAGCCCCGGCAGGGGAAGGTCGTCGGTTCAAACCCCTCTCGATGGACAGTCACAGCATCGCCTCGCGCGCGGCGTTGATGCGCGCCATCATGTCCGGATCACCGCCCTTGTCCGGGTGATGCTTTGACGCAAGGAGTCGATAGGCGCGCTCGATCTCCTCACGGCTTGCGTGCGCACCCACGCCCAAAACCTCAAACGGCTGCTCGGGGGCGGGCAGCGCGGTGAAACCGGTGAAGGCGCGGTCCAAAATCTCGGCACCGCCGTGCCGTTCGATCGCGCGCATCGCTTCCAGCGTCGCCGCGATCGCGGCCAGGTTGTCCGGGACTCGCGTGTAGCGATCAACCGCGATGCAGCGCTGGCGCTTCTGTTTGTCGGTCCAGTACACCGCGACGCCCGCGTCCTGCACGGTGATCGCGCCGCCGCGGCCGCCCAAGGTCGGGCGCACATTTGAGGAGATCACGACGTTCTCCTCGCGAATATTGAGACGGCTCAATTCGTCGAAAACGCGGCGCACGCCGTCGGTGAGCTCAAGGCGCCGGCCGCGGCTGCCACCCTCGCGGAAGGCGGCGTCTTTTCGGCTCACGGTGCGTTTCCAGCCCGGCGGCCAGGTAAGTGGGTATGCTTCGATGGTCATGCGAGTGGCCCTTTAGGCATGGAAATACTTGGCTGCAGCCACGGGTATTCTTGATGCAGCCGTCGAATCAGCTTGTGGTGGCGCGCGTGACGAAAATGGCCTTCGTAAGAAGCCCACACAGAACGCAAGCCTTCCAATTCGCCGCGGCTCGCACGGATCCGGCGACCTTCAATGTGCCGGCGTTCCCAAGCATTCAGCTTTGCTCGAGCGTGGCTGATGACTCGCCGCCGCACGACCGCGTGGGTTGGGTACACCACGTAGCCCAAGAAATCGCACCCCGCGACGAGCGGCTTCAATTTGATGTCGGCTTTGAGCTCAAGCGACAACCGGCCGCGCAGAAAGTCGCGGACCTTGAGTTGCCAGTCCCGGAGCTGGCCCCGGTCGCGATGGACGAGCACGAAATCATCCACGTATCGCAGGTAACGCTCGGCCTTGAGCTCGTGCTTCACGAACTGGTCGAGTTCGTTGAGGTACACGTTCGCAAAGAACTGGCTGGACAGATTCCCTATCGCCAGGCCACACCCCACGGCCGCGTTCTCGAGGCGCTTATGCGCAGGCACCCGGGCGCGCTCAACCTCGGAACCGATGAAATTTACCCCATCGGCTACCGGAGAGCGTCGCAGCAGGGCATGCGCGGCGCGGCGCGCGACCAGCGGGATGCCGTGGCGCTCCATCCGCTTCTTGAGCATCGCGTACAGAATCGGTCGATTGATCGAGTTGAAGAAATTCGCGATGTCGAGTTGCAGGTACCAGCCTCCGCCCTGGCCGCTGTGGACTTGGCGGATGAACCCGTTCAGGCGATCGACCGCGGCATGTGTGCCTTTGCCGACGCGGTTCGAGTAGCTGTCGTGAATGAACGTGCGCTCGTAGATCGCCTCAAGCTGCGGGACGAGCCAATGGTGGACGACCCGGTCAGCGAAGGGCGGCGCATGGATCTCGCGCGCCTTCGGCTGGGTCGCGATGAAGCAGGTTGGCTTCCCGGGCTCCCAAGTGAGTGAGTTGATGCGCGCCTGGAGCGCGAACAGGTTGTCGATCCAATAGCTGTCGAACGTCAGCTGATCGGGACTTGGGCGTTTACCGCGGCGCGTACGCCGCCAGGCAGAGTGGAGTGAAGGGAATGTTGCTGGACACTCACTGGCGCGGACCGCGCGGACGTGATTGTGATTGCTCTGATGATTCCGATTGGAGTTGCCATCGTTGAGGTTGACGTTCCACGCGTAGTCCGAGGGAGACGCTATCCCAGATACTTGGGACTTCTCCGCACATCCTAATGGGTAGCGCGGAGTTGTCATAGGGTTGCCTCGTGGGCGACCGGGGAACTCAGTGTCGATGCACGCTGGGAAGACGCGGACGTCCTCCCATTCTGGCCATTAGCTAACTGTTTCCGCCACCCGCCACTCTGCCGACCTAGATCGTTGACAGACCTTGCGATGGCCTCAAATTCGCCGAAACTTCCGAATGCGTTTACCTGCTTGGCCAACTGAAGGGAAATCTTCAGATCATCGATTGCCTCACCCAGCTGCTCGACGCGCTCGAGCTTGCGGTCGGCATCCCGCCAGGCGCGATGCGTGCACCTCGCGACCGCCATCGCCTGCGCCCGCAGGTCGCTGCCCACCGTGTATTTGTGATACCTCGGAAACCGGCGCACGGCATTCTCGATATCGGCGAGGATGCGCTGCGCAAGTCGAGCGATGGGCGGCAGGCTATTGAACATCGCCTAGACGCCTAAAACCAATTGCTGACTGGCGCGGACCGCGCGGACGCGAAGGTGAGCGCTCTGAGGATTCCGAAGGGAGACGCCATCGGTGAGGTCGACGCTCCACGCGTAGTCCGAGGGAGACTTTGCCAGAGTGCTGGTCCAAGTCCACCCGGCCGGCCCATCAAAGTACGTCGTATCGAGCGCGGGATCGAAGCGCTCATAGTCGATGATCGACAGCTGTTCTTGGATCGTCGGTGCGCGCCAGTCGGTCGCCCCAAAGAGCCTGACGGCGCCGGCAGCCTTCATGGCATCAGCGTGATCGACCTCGCCGCAATCCAAGACCTTGCGGGTCCAGGTCAGGCCGGTCTGCGCATCGGCAACCGCGACCCAATCGGAAGCGGAAGGGGCGACTGGTCGACCGGCCGCATCGATCTTCGTATATCGGCTGCTGGCCGCCACGGCATAGGCCGCCTCATTCTCGACAACTGGGTCGTTCGCGCAGAGCGCGGCGACCAAGCGGATCACATCGTCATCGGCGGCCACGGCGAGACGCTGCGCGATCAAATTCCGGATGTCTTTGGCAAATGCATTCATTGCGTTATTCCTTGGGTAGTGGGTTACCAAAAGACCTAGGACTGACTGGCGCGGACCGCGCGGACGTGACCGTGAGAGCTCTGAAGAAGCCGACCGGAGGCGCCAGCGCGGAGGGCGACGCCCCACGCGAAGTCCGAGGGATCTTCGGCGTCCACGGTGCTGGTCCAAATCCACTCGTAGTCGAAGTCCGGGAAATACGTAACGTCGAGCGCCGGATACTTCAAACGGTCGGCGAGGAAAAACGCCTCCTCCACGGTTGGCAACCTCCAAGACCAGCCGTTGATGTCGAGGCCGGCCGCCCATTTGATCGCCTCCTTGTGCGTCATCGCCTGGGATCGGTGCGCGGTGAAGATGAGCGGCGCGGCGAGAAGCGGGTGCTCGACCTGGACGGCCAAATGGCCATCGGCTTTGGGCGGCAGCGCGGCGCCGGTGGAATCTAGTTTGGTGTATTTGGTCATCGGGACTTCCTGTGTTGATTGCCGTTCGGGCAGGTCGTAAAAATTATGCGAGCGCGCGATCCGCAGTCGCCTTTACTTTGGTTGCAAGGCTGCGAAGCGCTGCGTTGAACACATTCGTTTCACCCTCAAGCAGCAGCTCGGCGACGCGCGACAAGTGAATCAGCGCCTGCTCCATCCGATCCCGCTCGCGTATGATGCCAAGGGCCGATTCGGTCAGGCGCGCGATCGAGCCTTCGAGGTCGATTGGGGTGAGGTCGCTCATCGGATTCTCTCCAGCAACGCCCGAGCTTTGCTGATGACTTGGGCGTAATGAGCGGCCACCTCCGGCGGAAAGTCTTGTTTCATGACGTCCCGAAAAAGCGCCTGTAAAGCCTGAGTCGTGTCATGGAGCGCCCCTTCCAGCTCAGGCGCAGCAGCCAGCAGTGGCCCCCAAGCCTCGGCGCCGATCGCGAGATAGGCGATGGTGCGCTTGCCATCCTTTATCGCGTCGCGCGTGTTTGTTTCGACTACATGCAAACTGCATTGCGCGGGTGCAGATTTGAGCTTCGCGGCCATCAGCCATCCTCCCCGGGCTCGCGGCTGCGCGCGGGCACATCGACCTTGTGCATGGGCTTCTTGAACGGCCGGCGCCGCGGCAACGTTACCGTCACCTCAAAATCCGCCGCGATGTCGGGCGAGCCCCAGATGCGGATACACGGCTCGCCGTTCCACACGTCCTCGAAGATCGTGATGCGTTTGCCCAGCCACCCCTTCAGCTCTTTGCCGAACATCTCTTTGATGCACAGGCCATTGGTTTTGCAAGCGACCAGCTTTTTTTCCGATTCGCGGAACGATATGATCGCCTTGGCCTTCTTGGCACCGTCATCGCCCTGCAGCTCCTCGAGATCGACATCGCTGATGGTGAGCGTGACCTTCTTGCCAAGCAGCTCGCCGGCCTTCAAAAAGCGCCCGGCGTAGAGCTGATCGAACACGGTCGGTTTTTTAAGCTTGCGCGGTGCATCGACGTCATCGGTCATCATGAGATCGGCTCCAAGCCAAGATCCGCGAGATCCTCGGCCTCATTCAAAGGGTAGTACCACGAGGGGAGCGTCAATATCTGCTCGCCCACCACCGGGCCCGGCCACTCGCCCGCGGCCTCGCAGTCGCGCAGGATTTTCAGGAGTTCGCGGTAGTTATCGCGTCCCTGCAGCAGGATGTCGTTCTCGATGCGATAGGTGGCAACCGCATACGGGGCGGTGTTCTCGACCACGATCTCAATCAGGTGCGGCGTGTGCCCCGTGATCGCCTCGTAGCCGTCCAAGTACCACGCCCATTGCAGGGCGTAGTCCAACTTCGCCGCTTGGCTGCCGAAGGCGAAGTGGCGGCAGTCGCGGGTCGTTTTAAGGCCTACGAGGTACCGCTCGCCCTCGATCGTGGTGAGCCAATCCGCGCGGCCCTTACACGCGCGCCCATCGATCTGCCACTGCATGGTGACCTCAGGATCACCTTGCGCTAAGTACTTCGACGCCGTCTCATCGCGCCGCACGGCAAGCGCTATGGAGGTCGCCTCGATCGCCTCATCCTCGGTCAGGATCGAGCGGCCCTTGTGCTCGAGCTGAAAGGCATCCCACCACTTGCCATTGCGGGGAGCTGCGCGCCCGGACTCGGTGCGCCGGTTCCAGATCGCAAACTCCGTGCCGAAGCGCTCGGGCTCCAACGCGGCCACGTGCGCGGCGGTGCCGAGCTTTAAGGCATCGGTCTCGCGCCGGTGCGAGAGGGCGTAGCGGTAGTGCTGCGGGGAGCGGCGAATTTCTTTCAGGCGCGACATCGAGAGCGCCTCGATGGCGTCGTAGTCCTCGCGCGGGACGCGGGATTCGATCGAGTTCATGCCTGCCTCCGAAGCAGCGCCGGGGTGATCTCGAGCGTGCGCTCGGAGAAAAACGCATGGGATTGCTCGACCTCGGCCTGCGCGGTGCGAAACCGTTCGGCCAACTCAGGCGCGCAGCGGCGCTCGGCGGTGGACGCTGAGAGCTTTAAGCCCGCGAGCACGACGGCGTAGGTGTTGGGATCGAGGCACAGCGTAATCATCGCGCGCGCTCCTTCGTGCCCTTGAACGCGATGATGTTGTAGCGCTGCAGCTGCGCCTCGCGCTTCGCTCGCTCGCGCCGCTTGGCCCAAGCGAGGTACGCATCGCGCAAAAGCACACCTGCGCCGATGACGATGCAGCAGCCCATGAAGAACGCCACGAAGGTGAAGATCATGACGGCGTGCCCGCGAGCTGCTCCATCATCTCATCGACCACCGTGGCCATGTCCCAATTTGTGGGCGCGAGCGGGCGGGTAAAGTGAGCCCGGCGCGCAGCCTCCGCGGCCTCCAGGTCCGCCAGAAGCGCGCGCTGCTGCTCGGCCGTGAAGTCATCCAGGTGGATGTCATCGGCCAGAAGGTTTGTGCAGGCAGCATCCGCGAAGAGCGCGATGTCGTGCACGACCCAGGCGTAGTCCCAAGTGGTGTGAAATGTCACCTGGGCGTGCAGCTCGCCGAACAGGGCGGCGCAGGTCAGGTGAATGGTGTCGCGGGCGTCGATCATCGTCTCTCCATGCGGTTTTGGGGCCGATGGGGAGAACATTACTACTATCGGGTGTAGTTAGTCAACACCCGATAGTAGTAATAAAAATTTTACAACCAAACGCTTTTGTTAGGTGTAATGATAACGCACAGCAAAAACCGCAAAATGTCTGTGCGGTAACGCACATAGAGAAAATTCAATACCGCGAGCGAGGGGGGGGTGATGCCGATCAACCTAGTGAAGAAGAACGAACTATTTAGTAATCGGATCGCGAAAGGGTGGCAATTCGAGACCAGGCTCTTCTGGTTCATTTTCATTTGGAAACGTCGCAGGTAAGCGAATCTTCGGCGCGCTGGATGCTTCAATTTGCGCGTAATGCAGGATGGCGGTTTTCGCGCGTTCGTCCAAATGCGGTAGAAGCGGCCTGATTTTCTCCCAAAAGTCATCGTTGTTATCTGGGATAACTTCACTGCCGGGGCCGACCTGTAGCCACTGAGCGTTAACCCTCAGGAGCGTTGCCAAGCGCACCACATTGGTTTGATCGGGCACGCTCATACCGGAAAACCATTTAAGGATCGAATTCTGATTCAGATCCATTTGACGCGCTAGCCAAGCAGCACGACCCCTTTTTTTAGGGCAATCCGCTATGCGGTCGCAGGCGTGCGCCAACCTCTCGGCGAAACTGTTTTTGATGTCATCGCGGGTAAATACAGTCATAGGGTGTAGTTTGCCGTGGGGTCGATCCACTATCAGTGCTTGACCAAATACACCCGATAGTCGTAATTTATCGCGCATGAAAGCCATTCAACGCGCGATTCAGGCGGCGGGAAGTCAAGTTCGTCTTGCCCAAGCATTGGGAGTTACCCAGCAGTCCGTTCAAAAGTGGACTCGAAAAAACGTTCGCGTCCCCGCCGAGCGCGTTATCGCTATCGAGCGTGTGACTGGCGTCAGTCGTCACGAGTTGCGCCCCGACATTTACCCGACTGAACACGCCTAGCTTGTGCCCCGGGAGCTCAGGGATGCGATCCGCCCAAAAATCACTGTCGAGTCGCACGTGGCGCTGGAGTGGGAAGCGAAGCGCAGGGGTCTCGACATGAATGCAATCGCTCGCGAAATCCTGCACGACTGGGCTATCCACAAACTGGAGGAGCACAGGCTACTGGCGGAATTGTTGCACCGCGAGGGATTGGGGGACTGCGTGCGCCCCCGATCCGGGATTGCGAAATGATGACCGCTGTGGCGTCAGTGGCGCGCGTCCTCGATCACCGTCGTCGGGTCCTGCCGGATTTTGATGCGCTTGTATTCCGGATCGTCGCTGGCAAGACAGCTGAAGACCAATTGGTTCGATTCGCCGCCAAAGGCTGCGTTTCCGCTCGATTGGCTGTGGCCGAAGACGAAGTTCAGTCCTTTGTCGGAGCAAAACTGACCGGCTTTTTTTGTCGCCGCGATGATGCCTTGGCCGGCCTCGATGCCGCCGAGCGCCCGACCGGTAATCAGGTACGTGTCCTTACCGATCGGCACTATTTCCGAGGCGCCCACGCAGCCCAAAGTGGACAGACCAATCATCACAATTGCGTAAATCGTTCGTTCCATGCTCGCCCTTCCTGTGTGAAATTTCGTTGTCGCCTCCGAAATCTAGCACGGGGCAGGGCGGGCGCCTTTTTCAGGGCCGACCGCACGGCCAGCCATCCCCTATCGTGCGAGTACATGTCAAGCCCTGGCGCCGCGTCTGTGCGGTATCCCACTCACACAGCGCGGGGATTTTCTGACGGTATCGAGCCGTGTCCTCGTTCTCGATGAACTTCTACAAGCACCACTTAGGCGACTACGACGGCGCGACCATGCACCTGTCCTGGGACGAGGACATGGCGTACACGCGGCTGCTGCGGGTCTACTACCGCGATGAGCGCCCCATCCCGCTCGAGCTGCGCCAGGTGTACCGATTGACCCGCGCGCAGTCCAAGCCCCAGCGTGAGGCGATCGATGAGGTGCTGAAAGAGTTCTTCGAGAAGCAGGTCGACGGGTGGCACAACAAACGAGCAGATGAGGAGATCCGCCAAGCAAAGGCACAGCAAGAAACGAACCGGCGAATAGCTGCGAACCGTCAACGAAGCGTGAACGGTTCGTCGTCGATTGATTCACCAGAAAGCGACGAATCGAAGTCGATTGGTTCACCTCCCAGACTCCAGACTCCAGACTCCACTAGCCAGACACCAGACACACACCCTCCCCAACCCTCCCTCGAAGGGAGGGGGCGTGTGCGGGCAAATGGAAAATCTCGCGAAAAGCCAGCCTGGACACCGCCGACCGAGGAGGAATTGCTCGGCGTAGAGCCGACCGGAGAGACCCATGCAACTGGCTGATTTTCCAGCGTTCGAGCAAGCATTCGCCAGGCTATGCGCAGCCTTCGACACGCCTCCGACGCAGGCTCGAAAGGACGCGTACTGGCAGGCGTTTCGCAAGGTTTCACCGGCGGAATTCCTGCGAATTGTCGACTCGGCGTTGACGGATTCCACGTTCGAATCGATGCCCACCGTGGGATCCTTGCGCGAAGTTCAGCGACGTCGCGAGAGCGCACCCATCGCGCGCGAGCCCGACAGCGGCCCGAGCATTCAGGCGCAGCTTTGCGAGTACGTGATGCTCACGCACCCCGAGCTCGCCGATGCCGGCAACGTCAATCCCGATCGCGCCAGGCAGCGAGCGCTGCCGTGGACGTACCTCTATCGCGAGTGGCGCGAGAATGGCAAACGCTTCGCCGAGTGTGTCGGAGTCGCCATCCCCGCCGGGCTTTTCTGCGAGGGCTTTCGGGTGATGGTCGCCGACATGTTGGCGGATACCGAGCGGCACGCCTACGCGCTCAAGAAGCTTTCCCGATGAGCGCCATGACCCAGCGCGAAATGTTGTTTCAGCAGAAAGGGAACAGCGCCCTCGAGTACTTCGCCAAACGCTGCGCCGAGCACGGCAAGCCGTTCGCGCAAGCAGGTGCGTTCCACGTGGAGCAATTGCGTGCGCACCTGATCGGCGCAAAGCTCGACTGCACGGTGATCGGGCGCGCACCCGATGGCAAGTGCGAAACCTACGAACAAGCCTTCCTGCGGCTCTTTGGCGAGCCGCTGTATGCATCGACACGCAAACGTCGGGCGGCGTCCCATGCATGAGTCGCAATCCCCCCCCCGATCACACCCGGCGTGCACTACGTTGCCGGCGGCCGCCATCGATGGGTGCTCGCGGTGGGCAATGGGCACGTGATTTATTCGCGCGGCGGCGATGCGCATTTGGAATGCCAGGCAAAAACTTTTCTGCGCTGGATGAAGTCCGGCGACCATTCAAGGAGGACAGCGATGGCGAATGAAACACCCCCGGATTTGGCCGAGCGCAACGCCGAGATCGTGCGCCTGCGAGCTCATGGCGCCACCTACAAGGAACTCGCCCGGGACTTTCACGTCTCAACCGCGCGCATCAGTCAGATCTTGCAAAAGGCCGGCGTGCAGATAAAGCGCTACCGTCGCGCGCACGAGGGCCCATCGCCGGCCGCGGAGCCTTCGCCACCTGAGGAGGCGAGCTGATGGACGCCCAGGTCAACGCCTTCGGCATCTCCGATCTGCCCGCGGCGACGCTCACCGCTCGCCCGCGGCGCAAAGCGAGCTCCGCCTCGCCGGCGGCGCGAAGTTTGAAGCACCTGCGCGAGCAAGGGTATTTGTGCGAGGTCGTCGAGAAGCGCCTGCCGCGCGTGTTCATCACGCGGGATCTGTTTGGCTTCATCGATATCCTGGCCATCAAGGGCGAGGACATCATCGGCGTGCAAACCACCTCGAGCGCCAATATGGCCGCGCGCGTCACCAAAATCGTCGAGCACGAGAACTGGCCGCTGGTCTGCAAGGCAATCCGCGTCGTCGTGCATGGATGGCGCAAGAACGCGGCCGGGCGCTGGGTGCTGCGGGAGGTGGAGCTATGAGCGCGCGCTATTTCGGGTATGCGGCCGGTTTTATCTTGGTCTCGCTCGTGGTGGCGATTTTGAAGATGCTCGGCTTTTTTGACTTCGAGGCCTTCGATGAGACGCGCTCAGTGCCTGAGGATCTGATGGTGTGCCCCAAATGCGGGGGCATCGATTATTTCGTGGGTCAGGGCGCGCTCTACGGCAGCGGTGCTGCGTCGGGATTGAAGCGCTGCTACTCGTGCCGCGCGGTGTCGCTGGCCTCTGATTGGAAACATTTGCAGTGAATGCGCAAGCCCCGACACATTCCGAAGCGACGCTTGTCCGAAGAGCAGCAGATCGAGTGCATGAAGCTCTACGCGTGGGGTGTGCCGCAATCCACCCTCGCCAAGCGTTTCGGGGTGCATCCATCGACCATGAGTCAGTACATCGCGCGCCAGAGGAGGCGGCCTAAATCATGATTGCCGATACGAGACTGCGACTGAAAGCGTGGGGGTTGTGGGCCCGCGGCGGGGAGCCGGCCCTGGCCTCGATGTTTCGCGCGATATTAGGTTTAGGTGCGCGCGATAGCGATGTGACGCCGGCGGCCGTGCTCGAGGTCGATCTGATCGTACGTCGTGGCGAGCCCTTCGATCGGGCGGTGCTTCTGCAGGTCTACACGCGCGCAGGCTCGTTCTCCGATAAAGCGCTCGCGCTCGACATTGCACGCACGACACTGATCGGGCGGTTGCGGCACGCGGAGTGGTATGTGCATTCAGAGCTTGACGGAGTCGTCAGAAATCGACTACAAAGCCGCGAGCATGGCGAATTTGCCCACCAAAAGATTACCTCGGTGAGGTATTTTTAGTGAGCGCCCCTGCCAAACCCCCTGCTAAGCCCGAACCCATGACCGCGTTTTTAAAGCGCGCCTTGGGTGTGAAGGTCGTCAAGCCGCGGCTCACGTATCAGGAGCTCAAAGCCCAGAAGGCGCGCCGATGAGCGATGCACATTGGGTGCTCGAGCGGCCGCGCTACGATGCGCCGCTTGCGGGCACGCGCTTGCGACCCTTGCGCGATAAGATCCTGGTCAAGGTGATGACCAAGGAGCTCTCAGATTCCGTGATCGCCAACTGGGCCGGCAAGCCTGTGCTGGGCGTGGTGGTGGCCGCAGGCCCTGGCCGATACCCGAACATTCACACCCGAGGGACCCGCCCCGGGGTGAATGGGGAGCCGGTCCCATTTCACGAGATCCGCATCTCCAAAGTCTTTCGCCCCACGGAGGTCAAAGTCGGCCAGGTCGTGGAATTTGGCGGCATGGAGATCGGCGGCTATGCGCTCAATCAGGTCTTCATCGATGGCGAGCTGCATATCTTGACGAGCGAGCAGGATGTGGTGGCGGTGCACGAGTGAGGCGCTACGAGCCGCCGTGCCGGCGCTGTGGGGCCGGGGTGATGCGGTATTCGATCGAGTTCGATGAGGAGCGCTGCACGCGCTGTGGCGAGCCGCAAGCTAGGCCTGCGCCGCCGCCAACGAAGGAGCCGCCGAGGCAGCATGCCAAGCCCTAAATTCCAGCCCGGCCAGTCAGGCAACCCCAAGGGGCGCCCGAAGGGGCTTCGCAACAAGCTCTCCGAGGACTTCCTCGCTGACTTCCACGCCGCCTGGAAGGAATACGGCACCGATGCGCTTTTGCAAATGGCGGCGAATAAGCCGTCCGAGTTTGTGAAGGCGGCGGTGGCCATCATTCCGAAACAGTTGGAGATCCATGAGCCCTTGGGAGGCGTCGACCGAGAGCGAACCGAGCGACTTCTCGAGCTTGTCAGTGCGCGACTTGAGGAGCTTTCAGCAAGCCCTGATAGCGCGCCGGGAGCGACTGAAGAGCCTCTCGCGCCTCGAGGACTATCGACCCTACAGTAAGCAGCTCGAGTTCCATGCGGCCGGACGCACCGCTCGAGAGCGCCTGCTGATGGCCGGCAACCAGTTGGGCAAGACGCTTTCGGCCGGCGCTGAGACGGCGATGCACGTCACGGGCCGCTACCCGGATAACTGGCCGGGCTTGACCAAAGACAAGCCTTTCGCGTGTTGGGTCTCAGGCGTGACCGGGGAGTCCACGCGCGATAACCCGCAGCGCATCCTCTACGGGCCTTTAGGCGCCTCAGGCACCGGCATGATCCCGCACGATGCGATCAAGGACACAGCGCCCCGCCGTGGTCTTGCCGATGCACTCGATACCATGGTGGTGCGCTTCGGCGGCGGAGGTGATGTGCAGGCCGGGGACTGCATCATTGGCTTTAAGTCCTACGACCAGGGACGCGAGAAGTGGCAAGGGCCCACGCTCGGGCTTGTCTGGTTCGACGAGGAGCCGCCCGAGGACATCTACACTGAGGGTCTCACCCGCACTAACGTGGGGCTGTGTCCGGTGTACATCACCTTCACGCCCCTGCAGGGTGTCTCGAACGTCGTCAAGCGCTTCATCGTCGATAAAGTGCCGGGCACCCACGTGACCTCGATGACGATTCACGATGTGGAGCACTACACCCCCGAGCAGCGCGCGGCGATTATCGCGAGCTATCCAAAATTTGAGCGTGATGCCCGAACACGCGGCATCCCGCAATTAGGCTCCGGGCGCGTCTTCCCCGTCGATCAAGTCGATATCACGTGTGAGCCCTTTGCGATCCCTGCGCACTGGGTGCAAGGCTGCGGCATTGATTTTGGCTGGGATCACCCGAGCGCCGGTGTGCGCTTGGCCTGGGACCGAGACGCCGATAAGCTCTACGTCACGCACGTGTTTCGCGCTCGGGAGCAAACCCCGCTTCTTTTTGCAGGCGCAGTCAAGCCCTGGGGCACCTGGCTGCCCTGGGCGTGGCCCCATGACGGCCTGCAGCACGACAAAGGGTCGGGCGAGCAGCTCGCCAAGCAGTACGCCGAGCAAAGCCTTCGCATGATGGACACGCGCGCAACGTTCGAGGACGGCACGAGTGGCGTAGAGGCGGGCGTGATGGAGATGCTCGATCGGATGCAGACCGGGCGCCTGTATGTTTTTTCGCACCTCGCCGATTGGTTCGAGGAGTTCAACCTGTATCACCGCAAAGACGGGCTCATCGTCAAAAAGGGCGATGATCTGATGTCAGCGACACGCTACGCGATGATGATGCGAAGACACTTCGTCGTGCAAAACCGCGTTGCCAAAGCGCCAATCCCGCGTCGCACGGGCTGGGCTTTTTGATGGAAACCCCCGAAGATCGTCGCTGGGACATCAACGCGGTCGATGAGAAGGAAATCTACCGCGAGGCGCGAGATTTTCTGTCAACCGTAATCGCCGTCGAGAACGATAACCGCTCGAAGGCGGTCAACTGGCTGCAGTTTCGCGACGGCAATCAGTGGCCGCAGGATCTGTATAACTCGCGCGAGCTAGACGGGCGGCTGATGATCACCATCAACCACTGCGACACGCTCCTAACCCGCGTCGAGAACTCGATCAAGCAACAGCGCCCGCGCATCAAGGCGCACCCTGTGGTTGATGCCGATGTGAACAAGGCCAAGCTCATCAACGGCTTGACCCGTCACATCGAGGCGGTTTCCCAAGCCCCCGTGGCCTACGATGCCGGCGCCTCGAGCGCGTTATCCATCGGCTGGGGGTACTGGCGAATCGTGCCTGAGTACCTGAACGAGCGAAGCTTCGATCAGGAGCTGAAGATCAAGCCGATCGAGAACACGTTCACGGTCTACCGCGACCCGATGAGCGTGCTGCCCGATGGGTCTGATTCGATGCGCTACCTCATCTCCGAGAAAATGACGCGCATCAAGTTCCGTCAGCAGTACCCGAATGCCGAGAACGTGGAATTCATCGATGGCGGCCAAGGCGATGATGATGCGAACTGGGAGTCGCGCTACGAAATCCGCTTGGCTGAGTATTTTCGCATTGTCGAGAAGCCCGAGCGGTTGTTCAAAATGCTCGATGGCACGACGAAGTTCGAGTCCGAGTTCGCCCCCGGGGTGCTCAAAGTCGCGCTCGCAGACCCCGACGGCCACGGCTTCGCCACCGAGTATGTGAAAGGCCGGCGCGTCGCGGTTGAGCGAAAAAGCGCGACCCGCCAGGTGCAATGGTTTCGCCTCTCGGGCTCGAAGGTCATCGATCGGCGAAACCTACCCGGCAAATGGATTCCGATCATTGCGGTGGAGGGCTGCAAGCTCAACATCAACGGCGAGAAAAAGCGCCACGGCGCGATCAAGAACATGACCGAGCCGTGCCGGCTGTTCAATTACTCCGAAACGATGAAGATGGAGAAGATCGCGCTCTCCCCGAAGGCCGCTTGGGTGGCCGCGGCAGGACAGATCGAGCAGCACCCTGAGTGGTTCGATGCCAACACGAAGGCCTACTCGGCTTTGGTGTATGACCCGGTGGTGGTCAACGGGCAGACCTTGCCGCCGCCGCAGCGCGAATCCCCGTCGCAGGTCGAGGCCGGCTGGGCTGAGATGAGCCAGTCTTATGAGCACATGATCATGGCCATCGCGGGCCAGCCGCATGAGCCTGAGCAGGATGCGCAAGGCCAGGTGGTGAGCGGTGTGGCGCTCAAGCAGCGCCGGGCGCTCGCCGATGACAGCCACTATCACTACTACGACAACGTGACGCTCTCGATCGCCTTCACCGGGCGCATTTTGGTTGACCTGTACCCGCACTACTACGACGGGGCGCGCCTGCAGCGCATCATCCAAGAGGACGGCGCGCCTGAGATGGTGCAGTTAAATCAGCGCATGCCGGACGGCTCGGTGAAAAACGACATGAGCGTCGGCGAGTACGACATCATCATGGACACCGGCCCCGGCTACGACACCAAGCGCCAAGAGGGCTTCGAGGGGATGGTGAGCCTGCTCGGCACCCCGTTGGGCGAGGAGATCGCCAAGGTGGGCGCCGATCTCATTGTGCGCAACGCGGACTTCGCCGGTGCCGATCAGTTGGCGGATCGATTGGTGCCGCTCAATGCCGATGGCATGGCCCAGGTCATCAAGGAGCTGCCCGAACAGGCGCAGTCGATCATCGGCTCGATGCAAAAGCAGGCGCAGGCTTTGCAGGCCAAAGTGCAGCAGCTCGAAGCGGATTTGAAGTACGGGTTGACCAAATCGATGCACGAGCAGGCCACGAAGCTTCAGATCGAGAACCTGCGCGATCAGCGGGCCGAGGCCGATACGCACACCGATGCCTTCGTGCGCACCGAGGACACGCACACCAAGGCGCAGACGGCGATTGCGGTCGCCGAGATCAACAAGGCCGGCACGTTGCTCGACACGCACGTCAAAGGCCGCCAGGACGAGGCCGCCCGCAAGGACGAGCTCGCCGCCGCGGAGCGCGCTGAAAAAGCTGCGCCCGCTGAATCGTAAGTAACCCGTTCGCACCCGGTTTTCGGTGCGGTTAGGAGCAATGTGACATGACACTCGAGGTCCAAACCCGCGCGAGCGATGGCAGCACGCACGTTGAGAAGGTCGCAGAGGCCGCGCCGGTTGAGAAAGGAACACCGGAGGCGAAGCCCACGCCGGCCGCCGATGCGAAACCGGCTGGTGCGACAGGCGCACCTGAGATTGAGCTGGATGCCGAGGATCAAGAATTAGGCGAGCGCGCGCGAAAGCGAATCGCGGCGCTTCTGTTCAAGCAGAAACAGGCTGACGCAGCAGCTAAAAAGGCGGTTGAGGCACAGAAGGATGCGGACGCGTTCGGCAACGAGCAGTACTTGGCGCGTCTGGCAGCCGAAAGGCGATTGGCAGAGTTAGAGGCTCGGTCGACGGAGCAACCCCCACGCGAGGCTCCCGCGGATGATTCGGCTAAAGAGCCGGTACGAGAGAATTTCAAGACGGATGCGGAATTCTGGGAAGCAAAGATTGACTGGCGCGCCGAGCAAAAGGTCAAGGCGTTCCAAGCGCAGCAGCGCGAGGAGGCCGCCAAAGCCGAGGCTGCGCGCGAGGATCAGGCGAGAGCCGAGCGCAACAAGGCCTTCGCCGCGACGGTTGATGATTGGGCCGAGGCCGCCGAGGCCTTAGCCACCGCGCACCCAGAGGCTCCGCCGGGTTACATGCAGGCGTACATCATGAAGTCCGAGATGTCGGCCGCCGTGATGTATCACTTCGGCAAAAACCCCGGCGAATACACCCGCATCTTGAACTTGGGAGCGAAAGACCCCGTGCTTGCAGTCGCGGCACTCGGTCGACTGGAAGCCCGACTTGAGAAAAAGGCTGAAAGTGCGCCTGCGGCAAAGACCGAGGAGAGCGCCCCTTCCGCCCGATCATCCAAAGCGCCACCCCCCATTACCCCGTTGAACGGCGGCACCGAGCCGGTCCAAAAGGACCCGCGCGAGATGACGACCCGTGAAGTGATCGAGCTCGAGCAAGCGAAACTTCGCTCCTCGGCGTATCGACGCCAACGGCACTGATGTGAGGCGGCGCTCCACCGCCATTTTGACTGGAGCAATTGTCCGTGCCTAACACACTGCTGACCACGAGCTATATCACGAAGACGGCGCTGCCCGTCCTCTCGAACGAGTGCGTGCTCACCGATAAATTCAACCGCCAATACAGCGATGAGTTTGCGGTGAAGAACGCCAAAATCGGCGCCACCTGCAACGTGCGCCGCCCGCCCCGGTACTTCGGCACTTTTGGGCCTGCGCTAAATGTGGAGCCCTCGACCGAGACCTATATCCCGGTGTCGCTGAACTACCAGTTCCACGTCGATGTGCAATTCCAAGAAGTCGACCTCTTGCTGCAGATCGATGACTTCAAGGAGCGCTTCATTAAGCCGGCGATGGCGGCCGTGGCCAATCGTATCGACTCCGATGGCGCGTACTTCGGCTACCAGAACACGAGCTTGACGGGCGGGACCTGGGGCACCGCGCCCACCTCCTTCAAAGCGTTCTCCGATGCGCGCGCGATCATGGCCTTTGAAGGCGCGCCCAAGGGCATGACGCCAAACGCTGTGCTCGACCCCTTGTCGATGTCCTCGATGGCCGATGCCTTAAAAGGTCAGTTCAACCCGCAAGCTCGCATCAGCGACATCTACGAGATGGGCGCGATCGCGATGAAGACCGCGGGCTTCGACTGGTTCGAGGATCAGAACATCCCGCGCCTGACCACGGGCGCCGGCGGCGGCACGCCGGTGCTCGCTGGCGTGACGAGCGCCGCGGCGGGCTCCGGGCTTTTGACCTCGGGCTGGGCGCAGACCGGTGTGTTCAACACCTCGGGCTGGACCGCATCGGCGAACCCTCGCGTCACGGTGGGTGACATCATCCAGGTGACGGGGCTCTATCCGGCGAACCCGCAGAACCGCGGCCAGTACGGCTCGGCCTTAAAGCAATTCGTCGTGATCCCGCCTGCAGGCTACGCGCCGATGTCCGGCGCCGCGTTGCCCGGCGGCCCGCAGTTTGCTGCCGCCACGCTAACCAATGGCACCTTCAACGCCGCCACTGGGGTGTATTCCTCGACCGCGGGCGGGTTGCTGTCGATCACGGTCGCCGAATGCGCGATCACCGGTGGGCAGTTCCAAAACTGCGTGGCGAGCGCGGCGTTCACCGGAACGCCTGCGCTCATCATCAACGGCGGCGCCGCGGCGGGCACCTCGAGCGTGGCGGGGCTTCTGTTCTACCGCGATGCCTTCGCGCTCGCCTTCGCTGATCTGCCGCTGCCGCGCTCGGTGGCAGAGGCTGCGCGGGCGAAGGATGACGACTTAGGGCTGTCGATCCGCATGGTGACGCAGTACACCGTGAACAACGACGCGGAGCCGACCCGTATGGACGTCCTGTACGGTTTTTCCAGTCTCTACCGGCAGCTCGGCTACCGGCTGCAAGGTTAAAGGAGCTCAGTCATGGCATACCCCGTAGTCAACAACGTCGGCGGTTCGAACCCGGGCCCCGCTTTCGACACACCGGATTTCTCGGCAGCGCCCGTCGGCAATGTCCAAAAAGTCGGCGTGTTTTCCCTCACCCTGTCGCCCGTCGCGGTAGCAGCCGCCTCGGCCGTGGAGCAATCCTTTGCCGCAACCGGCATCGGCTTGCTCACGACGGATTTTGTGCAAGTGCAGTGCGCGGCGCCCAATGGCTGCGCGGTGACGAACGCTCGCGTGAGCGCGGCTGACACGCTCACCCTGCAATTCGTCAACCCGACGGCAAGCTCGATCACGCCCACGGCAAGCACGATCTACACGGTCAACGTGCTGCGGCCGCTACCGAATTGGGCCGCGCCTGCCTCGGGCAACCAGCTCGATTGGTGATCCCCTAGCGCAGCGTTTTTCCCTTCACGAACGCCGCGCCTTCCAAGGCCGCGCCACTGGCGGCCTTTTTTCCTTAAGGACATCTCATGCCGGGACCTACTACCTACGCGCAAGGCAACATGGCGCACGAGTTCGTGTTGCAGTTCACGACTACCGCGGCGATCACGGTCACGACGCAAACCTCCACGATTTCCACCTTCTCAATCGTCGGGCTTTTGCCGGGCGATTTGGTGGAGCTGAATCAGACCTCGCATGTAGCCGGCATCTCGGCCACGAATCAATGGGTGAGCGCGCCCAACACGCTCTCCGTGCAGTTCATGAACTCCACCGGCGGCTCGCAAACCATTCCCGTCGGCACCACGTTCATCATCGGGGTCGAGCGAGCGGACAACGTCGTCAACAACCTGCCCGTGCTCTCGCAGATCGTCTGACACCATGGAAAAGCGCAGCTTCGCACCGAACTATGTGGCTGCCTTAGGTGGCAACACGGGCGGCCTGGCACCGAGCGTCACCGTCACGGCGAGCAACGCCTCGGCCACGCCATCCGCTCAGCTGCCGGGCCCAGCCTCGACCAACACGATGGCGCAGATTTTGGTGAGCAACACCACAACCGCGTGGGCGTATGTGAATTTTGGCGTCCTGGGGTCGCTCGCGGCCGCCACGGTCGCAGCAAGCCTGCCGGTGCCGCCTGGCGTGCAAAAGGCGTTCTCCGTGCACTCGGAGGTCTCCGGCGCGAGCGTGATTTTAGGCGCAGCTCCCGGCACGAACACCGCGGTGATCTTCACTCGAGGCGAAGGGCTCCTGTTCTGAGATGGGCGTTCAAACCGCGCAGTCGATCATCCAGTCAGCGCTTCGAAAAATCACCGCGTTCCAGTCGGGCGATCAGTTGGCTGCGATGGATGCGAATGACGGGCTCGAGGTGCTCAACGACTTGCTGGACTCGCTCGCGGTGCAAAGAGCGTACGTGTTCTCCAGCATCGAGACCATCGTGGATTTCTCGCCGTTGGACTACCAATACACAATCGGGCCGGGCGGGGTGTTTTCGGTCGACACCTCGGGCAACCCCATCGCGCGCCCGAACCGCATCACGGCAGGCTTCACACGCCTCTCATCGCAGGCCGGCGGCATCGACTTTCCGTTGGAAGTCACGATGGACCAGAAGCGCTACAACGACTTGACGTTGAAAAACGTCCCGGGGCCGTGGCCGATCGCGCTTTATTACAACCCCACGTTCCCGTTGGGCACGCTGTACTTCTACCCGAATCCCGCGAGCGCAGCAGAGCTGCACCTGTGGATCGACCAGATCGTGCAGTCATTCGCGACCTTGAACACCGCGGTGAGCTTGCCGCCCGGGTACTCGCGCGCGCTGAAGTGGCTCTTGGCGAAGGAGATCTGCTCGGAGTACGGGTATCCGATCACCGAGGCGATCAAAGAGCAGACCGAGGATGCGGTCAATGCGATTAAGACCTTGAATCGCCTGCCGGTGCCGGTGAGCAAATACGACCCGTCACTGATGTACGGACGGCGCGGCGATGCGGGCTGGTATTTAGATGGCGGCTTTCACTGATGGCCGTCGAGCAAAAAGACTTCGCTTTTGTCGGTCCCGCCTACACCGCCGCGGACCCCTACCAGGACCGGCAAATCTGCGTGAACTGGTATGTCGAATTCGATCGCACCGCCGGGGCGCGCACCGCGACCGCGCTTTTGGGGTGCCCGGGCTTAATCCAAGTCGCCAGCGCCGTTGGCCTGTAGATCCATCTTCATTTTTCACGAGGTAGTTCATGGCATCGTTCAATAAATTCAATTGCTTCGTGCAAAATATGGCCAACGGGGTGCATGACCTGGCCACCGACTCTATTTTCGTCGCCCTCACCAACACCGCGCCCGTGGCCACCAACACGGTGTTCGCGAACATCACCGAGATCGGCACGGGCACCGGTTACACCGCAGGCGGCGTGCAGATCACGGGCCAATCCTCCTCGCAAACCGGCGGGGTGGAGAAGCTTTTGGGCTCGCTGCCGGCGCCGACCTGGACCGCAACCGGCACGATGGGCCCGTTTCGCTACGCGGTGCTCTATGACGCCACCCCGACCTCGCCCTTGAAGCCGTTGATGGGCTGGTGGGACAACGGCTCGAGCGTGACGCTCTCAGCGACCCAGACCTTCACGATCGCGCTGGATCCGACCAACGGCATCATTCAGAACTCGTAAAGCACCCCCGATGCCAAACCCCAACCGAATCGGCTATTTGGTCGATTCGCCGCCGAACTCTGGCTTAGGCACGAGCCTGCTTGCCGGCGCGCCGAATATCAACGCAGGCCTCGCCGTGGCCAACGGCATCGGCACCAACTGGCTCGCGCTTTCAAGCTGGGCTGATTCGAATGGCAATTTCATCGATCCCACAGGGATTACCGATAGCTGGGCGGCGCTGCAATCGGCTATCGCCTACTGCGCCCAGCAGATCAATGAGGGCACGCCGATCGTGCTCTATGTGGACTGCCCGGTGCGCGTGTCGATCGGCGTAAATGCGGCGCGCACGCTATTTTTGGGCAACGGGATGACGGTCAAGTGCATGCCTGGGGTCGGGTACTTCATCACCGACTGCATCATGCTGCACCTTTTTGACATCATCAACATGATCGATGTGACCTTCATCGATCTGGACATCCTGTACGTGGGCACCTTTGGGGTGACCGCAATCGACCAGCAGAACCAGATGACGCCGAACTACGGCGTGATCGGAACCTACAACGACACCTACGGCAAGGGTTTCATGGCCGCGCCGAATATCGGCGGCATCCAGCAGTGGGCTCCGGTGACGTTCAACGGCGGCGGCTCCTCCTACGGGCTACCCTCGGCCACCAACGCGTGCGCGCTCATCAACATTTCCGCCGCCTGCGATCGGATCAGCTTTTTGGGCAAAACCAAGATGCGCGTCCCCGATGGCGCCCCGGCGTGCAACTTCATTCCGTTTTGCATCTCAAGTCACGCGAACTGGGCTCCGGGTTCGGTGATGACCAGCAACCCTTTGCCCACAAACTCCAATGGCGGGGCATGCCCGGGCCATGTCTACATCGAAGATGCCCTGTTTGATGGGTATCTGATGGGCATCTGCGACGAAGCGCTGCACCTGCAAATTAACAATCTTCGCGGCGTGCGGTATTCGGACCTTCAGGATGCCAATGGCAACAATATAGGTGGCACCTGTTTTGATTTGATGGTGCTCGCGACCGCGCCGTTGAGCGGGGGCACCACCATCACGCTGCAGGCGCCTTGGGCCTACAAGAACCAGAACACCGCGATCACCTTCTCGACCGGCTACACGATGAGTGCCGCCTTCGCCGCAGGGTCGGCGACAGTGACTCTGAGCGCCTACCAGAACGGCTCGCCTACGCTGCCCGCAGCGACGTACTCAACCACCGTTGCGGTTCAGTGGTCGCAGAACTGGTTCGCCCCGCCGCACTTGATCTATCTGCACTCCCAGGACGCCTCGGGCAACTTCCCGTGCACGTTCGACATCGGCCGCGTCTTCGATGAGGGCGTGTATGTCGGCAGCATCAATACGCGAAACACAGGCTCCGGGTTCATCGATTCGATGAAGATCGAGGTAGCAAACGGCTCCTCGATCAATCATTACACGAGCCTGCGCCCGCACGGCGGCATTGACTTCATGTCATTCAGCAATGCCGACGGGTCGTTCAATAAGCTCTACGTGCAGCTGAACAGCGCGGTGTATCAGCAGCAGACGATCAGCTTTGCCTCCGCGCTCTCAAGCGCTGTCAGCGCCACCCTCGCGTTGCCTTGGCGCTACCCTTCAGGTTCATTCTCGGTCACCTTCTCCAACGGCGTGACGCAATCCGTGGCGCTCGTATTTGGGCAGCTGACCGCGACTTGGAGCACGGCGGTCACCGCAACCGCGACCGCCTCGATCGTCAACTCTGCCCAGGCGTGCGCCTATGTGGCGCGTTTCCCTTCCGCGCCTCCCATTCAAGGTGTGAGCTTGAATGTGGAGTGGGTCGACACCGCCCCATCTCCCATCGGCTTTCCCTTCTTCGGCGACGGGCAGTTCGGCAACACCGGCGTGACGATCAAAAGCTCAGGCGTCGTGCAGGACTATCCGCTTGCGCAGACCTACGTTCCTGGGTTCTCGATGGGTGGGCAGAACATCAACGTGGATTCGACCATCACGTTCATCAACTGCTCGTCTTTGAAGACTCAGGTGGGCCCGGCAGAGAACTCGCTCGCCGTGCAGTCGTTCTTCAAGTACACGCTCATCGGCTGGCGCGCGACGCAGCTGCTTTTCACGGGCAATTCGGTCTCAGGCTCCGGCGGCACGCTTCAAACGCCGTTCCCCTATCCGGCGGGCTCCTACGAGGTCAGCTTCAGCGATGGCGAGACGCGCTATGTGACCTTCACTGCGAACCAGACGGCGATCACTTGGAGCCCGGCGCTCAGTGCATCGGTGTCGAACGTGGCTAGCATTTCATTGATGAACGGCCAGAATTTTCAGAACATGAAGCCGCGCATCATTTCGAGCCAAGGCGGCTTGGCTTACGGCAATCGCTTGGAGGTGTATGACACCACCAACAGCTACACCGCGATCTGCGAGAACAACGTCATGCGCGAGACTTACGTGCAGGACTTTCAAGGCACGCTTTCAGGCGCCACCGTTGCGCTGCCGATCTGGCTGCCCCCAGGCTACGCAATCGACTCCTGGGCAATCAATGTCACGGGCGCCCTGACCGGAACGGGCGTTACGGGCCTAAACTTCGGCACCGCGGCGACGCCTGCGCTCATCAACAATGGCGGCGGCAACACGATTGCGATCGGCACCGCGGCCACCAATTACTTCATCCCCGCACACACGCCGATCACGTACTCCGGGCCCGTGCAGCTGCAGCTCGCCGCGATCGGCGGCACGTTGACGGGCGGGTCGGTGAACCTCGCGGTGTCGATCAAGGGCACGACGATGGCGGGCTGATGACAACGCCCACCTTCGATTCATCCACAGTCACCTTCGACAGCTCCCGATGGACCTTCGATGGGGGTGATCGAAACAACGTGGTGTTGACGGCGGCGTGCGGCGTCTTTTCGCTCGCAGGCGAAGCGGTATCGATCTATTTCAGTCCGCCGAAGCTTGCCGCCGCGGCCGGAATCTTCGCGCTCTCCGGGGGAGCTGCAACGCTTTCCACGAGCCAAGGGCAGCTCAGTGCGGCCGCTGGCATTTTTTCCCTGTCGGGCGAGTCGGCGACGCTGTCGCAGAACAACCCCGGCGGCAGCTCATATACGCTTGAGATCGGCTTTAACTTAACCCCGCTCGTGATGATTGCGCAGCCCGGGGTGTTTCAAATTCAAGGCGCACCTTCGGCGATCACCTCCCAAGGCAGCTCATCTTACTCAATCGTGGCGAACTCGGGATCGTTCACGGTTTCGGGCCAAGCCGCCACGCTATCGCAGAGCACCGTGCTGCCCGCGGCGCCCGCAAACGTGCTGCTTTTGCTGCAAGGGCAGACGAGTGCGAACAACACGCCGAGCCCGCCGGTGCCCTCGTCGCCGAACTATCAGAAAATCGGCTGGACGGCGGCCGTGGCCGGCAGTCACCCGGTCGCAAGCTACAAGGTCTACCGCGGGGTCAACGGGGCTACGCCCACGCTTTATGCAAGCGGCATTACCGGCACCACCTACGCGGATACGGCCGCCACCTCGTGCGTGAACGGCACGCCCGGCACGACGGCGCCTTATTACCAGGCGAACAGCTATGTGTATCTGGTGAGCGCTGTCGACACGTTGGGAAATGAGGGGCCGCAGTCCGCCGCGCCCGCGTTTCAGATCTACAAGAACGGGTTCAATTGGGGCGGGGATTTCGCCAACGGCGAGACCTCGAACTTCGCCGACACCTCAGGATTGCCGAACGGCTCCTCGACGTCTGACATCAAGGTGTCGATGACGGCGCAGTACGGGGAGACGCTCTACTACGCAGGCAACCTCGTGACGAGCTTCAACATGTGGGTCGGGGCGTTTAATTACCTCTCGATCGATTTGAAGACGACCAGTGCGAACCCCTCCTTCGCGCTGTATGCGCTTCGAGCCGGGGATCACTCACTTTATGACTCGACCGGCACCGCCTACAGCATCAACCCGCTGAACTATGGGCCTGCGCCGGTGGTGGGGCAGTGGGCGACCTACAAGATTCCGCTGTCTGCCTTTTTGACCGACTACGGCCCCTCGGGCGCGGGGACTCCGGTGGTGCAAAACGCGTTTTATAAATTCGCGTTCCAGGACAAAACCGGTGCCTCTTCGAACGCGTGGTTCTTCGACAACATCATTTTAAGTGCGACCTGATTTTTCTTCCTCAAACCCTTCAAAAAGGATGCGTAAATGATTCCCTACAACGTGCGCGTGAGCAACGTCGCCCTTTCAACCTCGGCCGACTTACTGACCATCATTGGCGGCGCCTCGCGCTCGTTTCTCATCACCGAGTTCGAGGCCGAAGGCGATGGCACCTCCTCGGCCTATAACGAATTCGGTTTCTACCGCGTGGCCACGGCCGGTGTGACCGGCTCGGGAGCCGTGACCCCGATCGCCGTGGACTCGCCGAATTTGACCGGCACCACGCCCGCGCTCGCCTTCTCCGGGCTTGTCTACACGGCCTGGTCGACGCAGCCTACGTTGGGAAACCTCATCCAAAACGTCGCGGTCAATGCGAACGGGCAGCGCGTTTTCTGGCGCGCGGAGGCGAACTACTCAAACGCGATCGTCGTGCCGGGCGGAAACAACGCCGCATCGAGCATCTCAGTGCGCTCGATCAGCGGCACCTCGAACGTAAGCCTTCGCATCCAGATTCGCGAACTGTAATCGCTTGACCTGGATCTCGAGCTACCACAAGGCGCTCTCCAAATCGACGCCTGCGCTCACCCCTGCAGCGACGCCGGTGATCACCCCCGCAGGGGGCACGTACACCAGCGCGAAAAGCGTCAGCATTGGCAGCGCCACCGCCGGCTCTTCGGTCTACTACACGGTCAACGGGGAGACCCCCACCACCGCGAGCACCCTCTATAGCGGGCCGATCACGGTTTCCACCACGCAGACCGTCAAGGCTATCGCGATCGCTTCTGGCTTCTCGACGAGCGCGGTGGCGAGCGCCTCTTTCACGATCAATTCGGGCACGCGTTCGAACATCGTTGGGGTGAACTTTGCCGCAGGGGGCGAGTCGGCGCTCAGTTACGAGAACTTCCCGATCTACAAGAATCGCATCCGGGAGTCTCGAGGATTCACGGTCGCCTCGAACATCTCGGTGTGGTGCGCGCTCACCAATGCCGGGTGGCCGGCGGTAGATTTCTCGGTGGTGGTGTGGGAAGGCTCGATCGTGCCGGCCTGGCTGACCGCAGGCACCTTCAAGTGCGGCTTCATTGGTACGGGGTCCGAAACGATCGGCATCCCTTCCGGGGTCACCGGCACCGTGTCGAACGTCGTGCACGGCACAGGGGGCGCCTACACCACGTTCGATTTCACGGCCTCGAGCACCTGCGGCTTTATGGTGACCGGCACCACGGGCGGGGTGACAAACGTCTTCTGCTACCTGCCCGAATACCCGGCAGCGACGATCGACAACCCCGTGAGCGCCTCTGCGTTTACGACAGAGTCGATCGCGCACTACAGCCAGTTTCGCCACATCCGTTGGATGCAGCACTCGAACGCGCTCAACAACAGCCAGCAGGCGACCTCCACCACCAGACGCAGCGCCTCGAATACGCAGTGTCAGCAGGGCTGGAACGGTGCGCAGTCGATCGCGATCTCCTCGGGGATCACCGCGAATGCCACCTCAGGGTATCTGGATAACCCCTGGCCGTACCCATCGGGTTACTACTCGCTCACCTTCGAGGAAGCCTCCTACGAGGCGCGCCTGTGTCAGATGACGCAAGGGCAGACTTTCTTTCAGTGGACGAGGGGCCTTACCGCAACCCCCACCTCGCTTTATGTGCTGATGAGCACGGAAGGCTACCCAATCGACTGGCAGGTTGCCTTCTGCGCCGCGTGCGGGGTGGGGGGATGGTTTAACTTCCCGATCTACGAGGACGGCCCGAACGGCAGCGCAGGCTCCTATACGGCCGCAGCCCTTCAAGTGATCGCGGCCGGGATGCCTGCGGGCGCGCCGATCATGATCGAGATCGGCAATGAGAACTGGAATTTCGACTACGTCACGCGCTACACGCTGATCCAGCTCGCCCTGCAGTACGGATTCGCAAGCGCGACGCAGTACTTGGGCTATCGCCTGCACCAGCTCGCCACCGCGTGCCGCAGCCAATTCGGCGCAAATTTCGGCAAAGGTCAGCAGGTCGGCCTTGTGCTCGCCTGGCAGCAGACGGTCGGGGGTTTGGGTGGCATTTACGACGCGCTCAGCTACATGGCAAGCACCTATGGCAACCCATCGAACGACGCGCAGTTTTTGGCAGCAGCCCCCTACGTGACCCCCACCGTCGGCAATGGCGACTCGATCGCCACCATCCAAGCCGATGTGGCCGCCTACACGGTCGCAAGCACGGCAGGGCAAACGGGGCCTAAGAATGAGAATTACGCGGTGATGGCGCTGAACTACGGGCTGCAGCTGGTGTGCTATGAGTCCGGCGGCCAGTGGAATGCGGTCAACTCGGCGAACCCCAACGTGGGGTTGGCGATCTTGGATTCCGGCATGACGCCGGCGATGGAAGCGTACTACAACACGGTCGTGAATCAGGGCTACACCCTCATCACGCACTTCACGGCGGGTGTCGCCGGCACCGGAGGGAACCTCTCGCCCACGAACGAATTCACCAACAATTATTCGGCGCTCTCAAGTGCGCCCACGCTCCTGGCGCTGCAAAGCTTTATCGCCAACGGCGTCACTTTCACGCGAAACGTGGTCTCCGGGTCCGGCTCCGTAATCGCAGGGGCGAATTTTGCGGACAATGTTTCGGGCTCGCCCACGCTGGGGTATGTCGGGGCCTATCAGACCTCGCCGAACCTGTACACCAACGGCTATATCCCGTACCTCATCAACTGCACGGCGCCCGGCACCTACTCAGTCACGCTCAACACCTCGAACGGCGATGGGGCCGCGCTCACGAACGTGAATGTCAACGGCACGATCCTCTACACCGGCGTGACGGTCAATTCAGGCAACACGACGTTGGGCAATGTCACTTTGAACGCGGGACAGAACTTCATCATGATCGGCAACGGCACCCAGAGCGCCCAGAACCAGGCCTCCACCATCAACTCGTTGACCTTCCACTGACATGGCCTACGCATTCGTTCAGCAGGTGGCAAGCGCCGGGTCACCGACGACCTCGACGTCCATCACGAACCCGTCCGCGACGGTCACGGCGGGAAATTTCCTCATCCTGGCGGCGATTTGCGACACCACAAATGCGTCCCTTTTGACGATCACGGGCACGAGCGACACCTGGTCGTATGCGGGGTGCTGTAACAGCGGCGCGGGTCAATCGCTCGCCATTTACTGCGCCCAAAACGTTGCAGGAGGCGCAACCGCGCCTGTTGTGACGAGCCCGGGCACCGATTTGTATTCCACTGACCTTTGGGAGTATTCGGGGCTCGCCACGAGCTCTGCGATCTTGGCCACTGGAGCGGCTTCTGGGATCAACGCTGGGGGGGTCGCGGGAGCGAACACCCTCACCTCGGGGTCGCTCTCGGTATCGAACGTGCCGGCGATGCTGTTTTCGGTGTGCGAGAATTTCAACAACTCAGGCCACGCGCCCGCGACCGCGGGAACCTCGCCGATTGCCTTTACCGGCCGAGCCGCGGTGTGGGCGGGCAACAATACGGGCCAGACCCTAGCGACTCTCGTTTCGGAGGATACCCGCGTCACCTCAACAGGCTCCTACGCGCCGACCTTCGGCACCACTTCCTCGAACAACAACTCCTATGACACCATGGGCATCTTCAGCATGATGGTGGCAGAAGCGGGCACGGCGCCGGCGGTGGCGACCTATCCGCTCGAATCGGCCGAGTATTTCTGATCCATGGATGACTTCGACTGCTTTTCCGAGGCCATGAGCGATGAGATGGTGTGCGAGGCTACGGTCGACAGCGCCCCGGTGCGCGATTCGAAGCCACGCTCTCGAGCGCCCACTTTGCGCATCGTGTCGAACTGCTACCGCGCGCCGGTAGCGAAGCGTCTGTCATGCCACCCGAGGCGCGCCCGGGCGCCCCCGCTAGCGGCGTAAAGCGATGGATCTGGATTTTTGGATCGATAATGAATTCGATGCGCTCATCATCACGGGCGGCTATCAGCAAAGCAATGCGCCGCCGCCGATCCCGATCGACCCGTGGGATTTCTCCGAAGACCTTCAGGATGAGAGCTGGATCACCGAGCCCTCCGGCCCGGTCGGCGCGAACCTTATCATCAGCATCGCGCAGCCGCAGGATCCGGAGTGGGACTTCAACGCGGATGATTGGGGCACGCAGCCAGTTGCTGCCGGCTACCAGCAAAGCAACGGCACGCCCGCGCCGGGCCCGCAGCAGATCTTCGAAGATGCGATGGACTGGGTCGATGATCCGGATGAGTTTTTCGCGGATGACTATGGGAACGATGATGTAGGGGCTTTCGTGATGCTGGCGAACGCCGGCATCTTCCAGCTGATCGGCGCGATTTCCTACTTTGGATTGTCGCTCGCCGCAGCGGTCGGGGTTTTCAGCGTCACCGGCGGCTCGGTCGCGTTTGCCGGCTCGACGACCCTGCAGGCCTCCACGGGAATCTTCACGCTCGCCGGCGGCAATGCCACGTTGGGCGCCGCGTTCAATTTGCAGCTCAATTGCCAGCCGGGCGTTTTCTCGCTCTCCGGCGGCATCGCCAATTTAGGCACCGCGACCACGACCACGCTCACCTGTGCCACGGGCGAGTTCTCCCTTGCCGGTCAGGCCGCCGCGCTCTCGCAAGGCTTCGGCTCGATCTTATCGGCATCGACTGGCGCGTTCTCCGTGACCGGCATCGATTCGGTGTTCTCGGTCAATCAGGTCGGCGTCTACGTTTGGCCGCCGCCCTCGGCGGTCACCGATTTACCCGTGCGCGGCGCTTGGGAGATCCCGGGTTTAAACCAGGCAATCTGGGTGATCGGCAGCGGATGCTTTTTGATGACGGTGCCCTCATCGGCAAGCGCGAGTGCGCAGGCAACCTTTTCGTTAAAGCGCTGA